GGTCTATTTCATGTACAAAATAATTATAAATTGCTTTTGGTATAACCAAGAAGCTTTTGTTTTTATGAAGAGCTAAGTTGCTAAATTCAAATCTACCTTTACACTTAGTGCTAGCGTGATAGAATTTACCATTCTCTTCTTTAAATAAATCATGAGGGTTAGAATACTTAATATCATTATAGATATCTTTATGAACCTCACTGTACTCTTTTACAGCTATATAGTTGTTTACATCTCCCAGAATAACTTTCTGATATGTATCATGTTCAAGTTGTAAGTTAGTAGCATCTTCCCATTGTTTACATATTTCCATATATTTATCTTGATATTCTCTAGGTATAATAGTCTCTAAACCATCTGTATTATGCATTATAGGAGTTGCATCAGGAATTCCTTCCATTATCATTTCATATAACATACATAAGCTTAGTTGACCATTAATAGTAATCCTCATAGTAAACTCAGGATCATACAGAAAAGAATTCTTATCATTACTTAAACCATAAGTTGAGTTAAGAATAATCTTGTAAACATAATTTTTTGGATCTGATTTAGGTATCTTTTTTCTTTCATCAAAAAACCATTCATACTGATCACAGAATTCTGTCTTAGGTAAATGTTTAGGAGACCATCCGTTTCTAATAGCTAGATTAGGATAAAAACTTGTAACATCTGAAGACATAATAATATTATCTTTATCAGATTCATATACACCTGCTTCTCTTGCTCCATGAATACCGC